TTCTAGAAATAGAGAAATAATTGCGAACCGTGTCTACTCTACTTATCACGAACACCAAGGACTTCCCGAAGCTGCCCAAAAGTTAGAAGAAGAATTTTATAAAAAAATTAGAGATCCTAAAAACTTCTTATTAAAAGAATCAGTTTTAGAAATGAAGTGTGAGATATCTGCTGCTCCAAAAGATGGACCAGATAATTCTGAATTAGTTCTAGAACCTGTATGGAAATTTATAGGAGGCTTAAGAAAGTATACAGAAACTTCAAAGAAGTATGTCCTTCTAGAAGTGAGTGATGCTGAGATACTTAAGTTACTAGATGATTCTCTTATAAGACGTAATCGAGTAGCACTCCCTGGTGGAGGCCCAAGAACTCCTCGAATAGTATTTGGCGATCTTCAAGTTATAAAAAATATAATATTCTTAGCAGATAAAGGAGAAACGTCTTTAGGGACTTATGGAAAATTATTCACGTCACCAGAACTGGACAAGGCAGACTGGGAAGGATACCGAGATGACTTTAAAAGTACTATATTATCTAGAGAAGTAATTCAAAACTCATCTTTCAAAGAAAAAATAGACTTTGGTCCTTTTACTCCTGAATATTCTGCTATAAAAGATGTTAAAGATATCATTTTTCTTCACGGAGTTAAGAACAGTAATGTGCAGTCTATCTCCTTTAGTAAGGATAATGTGCAAGCGGAACTCATAAACTACTCAATGAGAGCAAGGCTCAGAGGCCCCTGGTTGAACACTTTCAATAAGAAAGTTGTTAAGAACGATGATTATAATGTTAAAACTTTAATTGAGTATCTAAAAGGTAAGATAAAGTTTACAGACAATTCAACTTTAAATTCATTAAAACTAATAAAGTTTTTAAGTAATTTAACAGAAACAGAGTCTGCTGCTCTTGCTACGGCAGAGGGAGCTTCTTATTCAAAACTTATTTCTACAGGTAGGGAGAAGGGTAACTTAGATGACTATGTTTCTTTAATTATTGGATACTTAGAATTGTATGAAAAATACTCAAAAGATAGCAGTCCAACTCTTGAAGTAGATTACACTAATGATAACAATACAGACAACCCTAGAATTACTCAAACATACGCTGATCTTTTTGAGAGAATGTCTAGTCTTGTTAATAGTGTTAGAATTAAGACAGTTCCATTCTTCAATCAAAAGTTTTATTTTGATAAAACTTGCTTCTTATTCAGTATGTACAATCCTATTGTCAGGAGTGTTAATGATACTGACTTCGATAATCCCTCAACTTTTTTAAGTGGTCACTATAAGATTGTAGGCTCTAGGCACTTCATGAACTCGTCTGAAGCCTTCTCAGAGTTTGATTTAGTTAGAACGGATCCTGAAGAACAAGATGTTAGGAGTGATACCAGACAATCAGTTAAGCAGAAATCTCCGGTTGAAGAGAAACCTAATACCACCACTTCTGCACCAATCACACCTAATCCTAATGGAGAGAGATTCCCAGGATATCCATCTACGGGGCCAACCAAGGATATAAATATAGAAAGAAGAAAACAAATATCAAATACAAAAAAATCTACAGACTCAACTACTGATTTTTCTACCACATCAGTTAGTTATTCTCTAATAGGAGGATTTCAAGTAGAGACTCCCCCAGCTATGACTCCTGAAAGAGAAACCCAAATTATTGTCTTATTTGCTAAAGAGAGAAGAAAATACTATGAGCTTGCAAAAAAGGCTAAGAACTCTAAGTTAAAGAAAACTTTTTTAAAACGATGGAGATATTTTAAAGATTTAGGCGACCGGGTTCGTAGAGCAAAATCTAATAACAACGGTGTAATACCGACCTATGATAAGGATAGCAAACCTACGTTGTAATCATGTTAAAAGTAAAAAAAGCAATAGTGTCATCGTTAGTATCGCCCAATCAGGATGGTTCTTTTTGGGCTAAAGTAGATGGTTTAAACGTTCGTGTTGCCTACACTTCCCCTAGTTACAACTCAAATCAAGGAGGCATTTTTGCATCTCCCATGATTGACCAAGAAATTTTAGTCTTTGAAGATCTTAATCCTAAAGATAACAAGCCGGATTATTTCTATGTAGGTTCAATTGTTGACGACGCTCCTTTGCCTAAAGATGAGAAAATTCCAGAGTTCAAAGGAGTGAGAGTTGCGGGGGACGGGTCTGCCTACAATAAGGATAATGAGCCAGTTAAGATGGCATTACAGAACTCTGATGGACAAGGAATATCCACCATTAGTGATTTAAGTAATGAGAAAAGAATTAACCACGTATCCTTAGATGCTGAAACTGGAGCTTACTTAACTACTGGAGAACAAGGCTGTCAAGTAGTTAACGAACATCTAGACGGTATTGTCGTGCAGGGTGAACCTAATGGACTGTTCCCTGGTAGGAGTATAACCATGGCTACGGACGGCCCGCAGTTTCAAGAATCAAACGCTTCCTTAAATATGACTGTAGGGCAGGCGGGAGACGATATTAACATCTGCAATCTTGCTAATACACCTGATTTAGGAGGAGGGGGTGTAACCGCAGGTAATGTTAGAATTCATAGCAAAAATAAAGACATTATTCTAAGAACAGGTGCTCCAGGTGCAGTCTCTAATGAGAACGCTACTAGAAACATTAACATTATTACACCTAAAGCTCAGATACAAATCAACGGGCAGACAGGAGATATTTCTATACAGAGTAATGAGGGTAACGTGAACGTTCAAGGTAGCACGGGTATTAATATGACTGCTCCTAATATTACTTTGAATGGTGATACTGTTATAAATGGAAATCTTACCGCTACTACGGGTGCTGCATCTATGTCTGTGGGTGCTGGAGGGATGTCTGTTGACGGTGGCTCTGCGAGCTTCAGAAGCGGAGCCTTCTCTGTCAATGCAGGAACAGTCAGTATCGTGGGAGCAACACCTCCTGCGATATCTCATCCGGCGGCAGCAACTCCTCCAAGCCCGGTACCATATACTCTAAATACTGTAATTCCTCCAACTCCTACGGCTCCTTCTCAACCAGTACCTATTCAAATAGAGCCTAACAGTTATGGCGACGCTCCAGACCCACCAAACTAAATAGAAACTAGACATGCCAAGTTTTGACGCAAACTCATTTTTAAGTAGACAATCAGCTAACCCTAATTCAACAGTAACGAATTTGGGTTTAGCTTTCGGTGTCCCTGAATGTTTATTTGAGCTTACTGCTGACTTAGCTAGGCTCATACCTAGCGATGTTCTAATTCCTCTACGTATGTCTATGGAGGAGGCTCAAAGAAAGACTGACGCAGTTATCAATAAAATTGCTAGGTGGATAAAGATAAATCTTGGGATATCTATATTCCCAGATAGAAATGGAAACTTTGGTTTCTTTAGTAATATAAGTAAGTTTGGTCTTGAGTTGAGTAGTAATGATTTTCTTTCCTCTGTCGGTGCATTGATGGGGGTTATAAACTCTGTAGGTAACGCGGCAGGCCAAATTTGGAGAAACTATCAAAACACTTTAGATCAGATTGAGAGAATTAAAGATTGTTTCGAACAATTAGAAGATTTCTTAGGGAATGCTGGCGGTGAAGGTAGTGCGCGAAGGGATCTAACTAATCCTGAAGTCTATCAAAATGCAATTCAAGGTGAAAATGCCTTTGCTCAAGAACAACTTAGGATAGCTCAAGAGTATCAAGCTAAGACAGTTAGAGTATTAATGGCTATTGATGAAGTGTTAGCTGAAAGAGAGTTAGATCCTGATCTTGAGCCAGAACTCCTTACGTCAGAACCTGAACCTTCTGAGAGTGTCTTTAGGCTTCAAGCAGGACCCCCAGAAGCTACGAACGGTAGGTTCATACTATCAGTAGATGGATTGTATTACGATAGCTCAGAGGGTCTCTCACCAGCCCTCCTAGAGTTGGCTAACAGAAAAGACGACATTGAAAGAGAAAAATATTGGAAGCTGGATTTCGATCCTAGCTTGGGAGGTAGAGGTGAAGAGGTAAATTCAGATAATCTGAAGTATTATTTCAATAGTTTACTAGACCCAGAGAAGATTGATAATTCAAAAGGAATGCAGAAGTTTTACAATGTTGATGAAGTCCTTCAAAACATTCAAGGTCAAAAGAACCGTAAAGTTTTTGATGTCTCTTCTGAGATTGCAGAGATGGAGAATAATGGTGATGCTCAGATATTAATAGACAATATGCGTCAAACTTTAATGTCTGAAACTGCTTTCTTTAATATAAAGGAAAACAAGAGAAAGAAGCAGATCGAACTTGCTGTTAAGATTCCTGTCATCTATGGCTCTGGACCTGTCTACGCCCCAGGAGAAATTCCTGTTAATGATTTCTCTTACATGGAGGGCTCTAACTTTTTATTAGACTTAAAGGAACAACGTAAACTTATCATCACTCAAGACGATGTTGAAGGTGTAGTACTTCCTTTAGAGGTTAAGTATACTCAGAAGATTGAGTCCGTGGACCCTGTGGTCGTTGATCACTTACTACTCGCAGGGTTATCTAAGGGTGCGATTATTGATCATGATGCCCCCTCATCTACAGCCCCTTTAATCTCTATCACGGAGACAGTTGTGGAAGATAAACTCATTGCTCTTTATAACTTACTTTCCGTGAAAGAAAATTCTCCTAGAGATGATAAGTTTGGTTTGTTTAACAGTTCCGAAAAAGGTGTAGCTTACAATGCTAAGATTGTAGGGGAAGCATCTTCGTTATTCAGTAACGGATTAGGGACAGCGTTTTTAAATGGTGTGGATAGTAAATCCTACATTAGACTTCCTGAGTTGAGCGAATTTCAGGATATGCTATACTCTGAGAAAGGTTCAACTTTCGAAGCATGGATACAAGCTTCAGGGTTAACTACTAATGCTTCATACGATAAGAGTGATGCTAGCGGCTTATACAGACTTATACTTGCAAATGAAAATACTGGGCTAGCTGAAGGTGTATCTTCCCAGACTAACATTGAAGAATTATCTTTAGATGAAGGCACGGGTGTGGTTCGAGGCATGGTTATGGGGTTTACTAGAGACCGAAGATTTACAAGTGATGTCGCTGCTAGTAATTTGGATGCGGATAATCCGGCAGCAGATGCCATATTCTTAATAGCACCAACTCAATCATACGATAGTAGCACAGCAGGCTTCCTTAATCAAGAACCTTGTAATGCGGACAACACTAGGTGGCATGGATTAAAAATCCCAGTTACGTCATTCTCTGCTTGTGAGTCAAAGTTTTGCCATTTAGTCGTAACCTTTAATCCGATAAATGATGAAATTAGTGTCTACTTAGATTCCGAACTTCTTGCTACTTCGGGTTACTACGATACTTTTGGAACTGCTGCTTATAAGGCTCCAAGTATCCCATCCATAGCCCTATCTAGTTCTTTTGAATATCCATTAGGAGATGGACCACAGAGAGACAAGTTCTTTACTCCTTGGGTCTTAGGAGGAGGCTACACAGACGGAGCTACCAATGGATTCATGGGAACCTCTAATGGAGGTGAAACTAGTGCCTTCCAAGGGAAAGTTGGAGGTCTTAAATTTTACTCTAAGCCACTATTAGATTCTGAAGTGCTAAGGAATTACAACGCTAACAAGAACTTCTTTAACTACGTTAAACTACTATGACATTCTCTGACGAAAAGACGATATTCGGTAAGCAAGTTCCTCCTCCTATATTAAAGGGGATTGACATTAAAGACCCTATGTTAATTGGCATGTCTTATCCCCTTCAAAAAAATCCTGAAAGAGGGTATTTTTCTAGATCTGTAAATGCAAAGTTAGTTAACTCTGGCATTAGAGATGCTATTAAAACTGTAAAAGGAGAAAGATTCATGCTCCCAGATTACGGTTGTAATCTAAGAAATTTCCTATTCGAGCCTCTAGACGAAGGAACTTTCTTAGCAATAAGAGACAACATAACCACAACTATCCGTAAATACTTAAAGAAAGTAACTATAGGTAAACTACAAGTCACTAGGGAAGGTGAGACTGGTATTAATGTTTTCTTATACTGTGGTTACGATAACGCTCTAATACCTTACTTTAGAGTTGGAGTGAGAGTCTAATGGTTTCTTTTTCAGGTACAGTTCAATCCGATTTTTTAAAGTATCTACCCACAGAGTTAGATAATAAGACAAAGCTTATAGACTTTGCTGCTTCTGATTTCAATAGCTATCGAGAAGCTCTTATAAATTATGTAAAAGCTACGTTCCCTCTAGATTATAACAACTTTGAATCCTCAGATTTTGGAGTCTTGCTAATCGAACTTATGGCGGCTGTCGGTCACATTCAATCTAACAAAGCTGACTATCTTGCCAATGAAAACTATATCGCTACAGCCAGGAGTCGAGATAGTGTAAAGAGATTACTAGAACTTGTGGGCGTAAGAATGAAGGGTCCAATTTCCGCAGCAGCTAATGCTCAAATAGAAGCCCCTATTTCTGATACCGACGTTATTTCTTCTATGACTATACCTGCTGCCTCTCGATCTTTTACTATCAACTCACCTGAGGATGAGGGGGCACTTACCTACACGCTTTATAAATTAAATAATGATGGAAGTATTGAAGATTTAGGAGATGACACAGCTAGCCTAACCGTAGATGTTTACACCGATGGCGGCGCGGCTATTGCCTCTAGCTTAGTTATACAAGAGGGAGCGTTAGTAAAGGAAACTGGTGAATTTAGAAGTGCAGATAGGGTGAAAGAGGTTACGTTGGGCGAAGCTCCTTATGTTGAAGGGAGTGTGCAAGTATACATTAATGGCTCATTAGAAACTCAAGGAACCTATAAAGAAGAAGATAATATCTACTTTGCTTCTGGCGAGACTGATAAGATTTTCCAAGTAACTACAGATGAAAACTTTAGGGCTTCCTTATTATTTGGTGATGATAGTATTGGAAAATCCCCCGCAGTCGGAGACAGCTATACAATTATTTACCGTGTCGGAGGAGGCGAGCGGGGTAATGTAGCAAATAGTTTCATTAACGTGCCTACTGAAGTAGTTTTAAATACAGATGAAAATAGATCTGTAATAACCCAAGGAACTTTGGAGAACACTAGTATAGCCACTGGAGGTAGGAATGCTGAAACAATAGAAAGTGCTAAACGATATGGTCCTTTATTCTTCCGCAGCCAGGATAGACTGGTGACGTTAGAGGATTACAAGGGACATGCTAACAGGTTTGCATCTAACTATGGGTCTACAGGTAAAGCTGCTGCTGTTGTACGCAGAGCCTATTCATCAGCAAACATGATTGATTTATTTGTTTTGGAAAAAGCATCTAACACCCAGTTAAGGAGAGCTACTCAAGAATACAAGAAACAGCTTCTGGAATCTGTCCAACCTAAAAAGATGCTTACAGACGAGGTTGTTGTTGTTGACGGACTAATAAGAACTATGGATCTTTTCTTAGTTCTAACTTTAGATTCTAATTTCAAGACTGGTCAAAATGACATTATCCAATCTGCAAGACAACTCACTCAGCAATATTTTAATATTGATAATACAGACTTTGGTGAGCCTTTTGTTCCTCAAGATCTTATTCGATACATATTAGATAATGAACCTAATATTAGATACGCCCGTGTCGATAATGTGGAGTCCCCCATATCTGTTGGGTTTAATGAAATCATTCAACTCAATAACTTAAATATAAATGTATCCTTTGTATAATGTCTGGAAAGAGCTACTTACGTAATAAAAACTATCACAAGTATAACTATTTTGATGCTTTCAAGTATATTATACCAGGGTATATGTATGAAGACGATATAGATCATACTCCAAAGAGTGATGATCTTGTAGACGTAATTATAAATTCTAACATAGACTTGGCTAACAATATTTCTAGTGTAATTTATGTTAGCTCTATTGATGGGACAGAGTCTGAAAACTTAGACAATATCTCCGGTATAACACCCTTCTTTGTTAAGCAAAACAAAATATCGGATATAACCAGTCAAGAGTTTAGTAACAATATTTTGGATCCTATGGGTACTAGCTTCAGGGACTTTGAGACTGTAGAAGCTTTTAGTAGTTATGTTGTTAGTACATTACTTCCCGCTATAAATCTTAATAGTCCAGTAGATTTCAGTTCGACTGATCCGTCAAACAGTCATAATTATCTTATAAATAATTTATCTTGGGTATACTTACTCAACACTACCGGGACTTCTTATGATCCTTCTAATTATGCTGCTGATCTGATCGTTAACAAGTTTTACAAAGGAGAACCCTTAACTACAGCAGACGGGATTAAAGGTTTGATGGAACATGTATGGAGAAACGATTTAGGAGACTACTATCCCTCTGCATACTTCTCTAGTGGCACATCCTCAGATACGAGTGGGACTCAGCAATTAGATAAACTAAAAACTTGGATAGATGTTATTTACTCTCCTTTATTTTCTGATAATTCAGATTTCAGAGTTAGAGATAAGTTTGATACTTTTATAGATAATTCAATTAAAACTTCTAGAAAAATAGAAGATGGACCTTTTGCTAGGTTCTTAAAGTCTTTATCTTTCTTAGCTTATGATATTGATAATTTAACTGAACGCCTATCAACGAATTATGATATAGAGGACTGTCCAGATGAGTACCTACCATTATTAGCTAAGTTAATTGGGTGGGATTTGTTTGGGACAGATGCGGGTCGGTGGAGGCTCCAGCTTAGGAATGCTGTTCAGATTTATAAAGCCGTAGGTACAAAGAAATCTATTCAATTTGCTTTGAATACAATTTTCCCTAAGGATCAATTCCCAATCCAATCTAGTATTGTAGAGCTTTGGGAGTCCTACGTTCCTTACTTAATTTATTATTCTCTCGCGACTGAGTCTACTTATTTTGAAGACTTTACAACCTGGACTCCTACATTGGCTACGAAGATGGGGGTCAAAGGATACTCTACATCCAACATGGATGAGAATTTAAAGAGAGCTACCGATAGAATTATTTATGAGACATACTTAGAGTTTTCTGGAAGTTTCAGAATCCCAAACATCGAGAACGGATTCCATTACAGAGACGAGATACATGACATTCCTCCGTTTGAGGAGTATCCTTACTATGTTAATGTAGAGCTTAATAAGAAGATGATTGACTTCATTGCTGATAGATTAGTTTGCTTTGGAGTTCGAAATGAGTTTGCTATAGATGTTAGCGGGTATATGACTGAGTATGGGTTAGACTCTAACGATG